GTTGTTTGGCGATGCGCAAGCGTGATAAAGGCGAGTGCCAAAGAAAGCAAATGACTTGTTTGTGGCCACCGTGCCCTCTGCGCCAATAAAGAATGATCGACGCATAGGCGAGCCAATAGCACCGCCGAAGAAGAACATATGAGCCGAAGTGCCACCCGTGCCCCAAAGGTTGTATTGTGGTGAACCAGCCAGCGGGTAGTTTTCGTTTGGGCGGCCCGTGCATTCCCGTGACCACAAAAATGATTCTTTGCTTACACCGTCATACGACATTAGCTTGCCAAAAACGGCCACCCCGCCATTGAAGCGGAAGCCGTTGGTCATGGTGAATTGCTTGTGCTCGTCATAGAAGCACAATGAAACCTCACTGCCTGCCGTGCCCATCACCACGTTATCTGTGACAGTCACCACGTTGTTGTCAGGTGTTGCCACTGCAAAACCAGCAACAGCCGATTCAGCCGCATTTTTCGACACCAAGACCTGATCGCCCACCACCTGAGTGGCGTAGAGGCCCGTAATAGGGTCTACAAACTGGTTTTCGAGCTGCAAAGCTGTCGTGCTTGTGTATTGACGCACCCAAGCAATGCCCTTGAAAGCGCCTGCACTGCTAAACAGCGAAACCATGCGCTGTGTCGCGCCAAAGTCACCCGATACGAATGTTGCCGTCCCAATGGTTACGGAGGTCGTGCCTACCGCTGTGAGTGATCGAATGGCGTACTTGCCGCCCGTGATGGTTACAGCCATTAGGCCACCTCACCCACATACAGCTTAGGCGAAACCAACTCCAAGCCAATCGAGGCGCAAACCAGCGTGTAAATAGTCGTATCGTCTGCGATGTCTGTTGGGTACTTAGAACCAGCAAAAACCACCATGCCATCACCGCAAAAATTACCGTTTGCATCCGCCAAGGTGTAACGCAATTTCATGTGGTCACGCCAATTGTCTTCAACGGTAAAAACGTTCACACCCTCGACGGTGTTCGGGCCTTTGCTAGTGAAGCAGGGAAATGGGGTGACTTGTTTAAACAGCATTTTTCGTCCTTGGTCAAAATATCTTGGCAACTCGCAAACCTATGGCGCGGCCTTCTCGCTCTGTGGCAACGCCTGCGCGTGTTTTCGCATTATCGCTTGATTCTGTCAGTTGTAGCACAGAATGAACGCCTTGCCCCCAATCTTTACGCCATGCGAGGCTAACAGATTGCACCTCTAGGCGTTGATTGTTTGGCGGCTTTGCGTAGGTCGTGATGTTTGTGTAGTTGCTAACCCCAAAAGCCACGCTATGCCCGTGCTTTGGCCTGTATATCGCCTCTAGCGTCTTGCTCTGACCGTCCCACTGGTAGGGTAGCGCTGGGTTTGTCTGGTTGCCCACGTACGAGGCCAGCGAAGCCCTCACAATCAGGCTGTTTACTGGGTTGCCCTCGATGGCCATGTATGTGGTGTCATAGTCTAGGCGGCGCTCATAGCTGCCCGTGTCGCTGTTTTGGTTTTGCAGCGTGTTCAAGGTTGCCATGCGAATTTGAACGCCTGAGCTGAGGTGCAGCGCGTTGATGCTTGCGCCAAACTTTTTGTGCAGCGTGTTTTCGCCTACCTTTACATATGGGCCTAGCTTATCGCTCTGCCCGTCCACCTCTGGGCGGTAGATTCCTGCCATGCTGTCGATTAGCCAGCCTTTACCCATCCAAGAGTGGTACACCTGAGCGCCAAATGCGCCCTGTGCTAACTCATTCAACCCGTGAAACTTACAAAATGCGTCAGGCTCTGCAATCCAAGGGTTATTACTGTCGTATGTCCTGCACCATGAGGTTTTGTAAGGCAGCACACCGACACGCGCCCCGAAACCGTTAGCAATTTTCATGCCAACATCCAAGCGGTCTACCCGTCCACCCATCAAAGAGCTGTATTGCCCCTGAGCGGTCAGCGTAATGTCGCCTAAATCGGTGTCGAGCTCACGCGATACCGTGCCCTTGGCCCATGTGTTGAACGGTTGCCATTCTTGGCCGTTTGGCAGGCTGTAGTTTGGCAAATAGCGAACCTGTTTGTCTGGCACTTGCCACCAATCAACGCCTACTATCGCGCTTGCTGTATCTGCCTGAGCCGATAACACGCTTAAAGCAAAAGCCGCGCCGATTACCTTAGAAACACGGTGCGACATCACGGCCCCCTAAAAAGAAGGTCGTATAGCCTACGGTTAATTTGTTCTGTGCCACTTTGTCCAGCATTTGCTGTTGCGTCTGCACCAATCGGATGCCACGATCAACCAAGCCCGTATCTGAGGCCATGCGCTCTGCTGCTTCGGGGTTAATCCCAAGCTCTGCAAACGCCGCGCGGGTGTCTGGGTGGCTTGCAGGTAGCATCACGACTAAAAGCCACTTACGGCCCACGAATACTGGCTGGCCTTGATAGGCTTGCTGCAAGTCAACTAGGTCTATGCGGTAGCGGCTTTGTTTGCGGGGTAGCTCTGCAAGGTGAAACTGCTCAGAATCAGCCGCCGCTGCTTTGATGGCCGCTTGCGTAGATGGTGATGTGTTGCATAGCCACTGCACCTGCTGGGCGTGTACCACTGAGGCGAGGCAGAGCGCCGCGCTGAGAATTACCCGCTTCATGGTTTAACGTCCGACGCGCATAGCCTGTGAAATTGACTGCACTTGCTGCCCTAGCGTACCCACCGCGCTTAAAACAGTGTCCAGTTTGGCGGATTGATCTTTTTGGGCCTGCTTAACTGAGGTCATATCAAGCTGTAAAACCTGCATATCTGTGGTTTGCTTCGCTTGGTCTGTCTTCACTTGGTTGATCGATTGCACCGCTGTTTCTACGGTTGCCACTCGGTTGATTAGCTTCTCTTGCTCTCTGGCTTGGCCCATCAAGAACCAAATCAGGCCAACAACACCGACCAGCTGCGGCCAATATTTGTTGATGCCGCCAAATGTGATCGCGCCCTGTGGTGTTGGTGTAGGTTGCATTTTTTGAGCCTCCAAGAGCTGTTGAAGTAACAATTCGGTATCGTTTTGCTTACGTGTCGCCATGTTTTATAACTCTCAAGGTGTAATTACGGATTCGACCACGTCATGCAACGAGCCGTCCAGATTGTAACTAAACGTGAATCGAGTTGTGCCCGTGGTGGTGGTCACGTCCGTGGTCAAAACGTCACCATCGCTGTTATATGTGAAGGTCTGCACCTCACCTGTGGCGTAGTCGATCTGCGTCAAATCGTCGCCCGTGTAGGTGTAGGTAGGGTCTTTGTAGCCCGTGGTAGAGCCGCCACTACCGCCAAACGCCGTATACCCATCACCCGTCCACACATAGGCCAGATATGGGGTGCTTGACGTGTCGAAGTAAGTCACCTGAGCGCGGCCAACAGCGGGGAAATTTTCCACGCCTGCAAAAAACTCTTGAATCGTAGACAGTCCACCACCGCCGCCTGCGCGCGTGCCCTTGGGTAGCTTGATCGTGGTTTCTTTGCCGTCCGTGGTCGTGATTCGCATGGAATCTTGCGCGGGTTGGTCGATCTTCTTGATGCCTACTCCGTCCTGCCCGTCTTCGCCCTTAATCGAGTCACCCTTTGGGCCTGGGTCACCCTTCTTGACCGTAGCCAAGTACGTGGCCACGTCTGCCTTGATGGTCTGCATAAGCGCCGTGATGCGGTCGCCCACGACTTCGGTCAGCGTAACTGTGAGCGCGTCTACCTTGCTCTGCCCGTACTGCTTAACCGTGTCAAGGATGCCGTTTGTCTTGGTCGCCGCTTGGTTATTCAGGCCACCAATTAGCGCGTCTGCCTTCTCGGTAAGCTCGCCATCAAGCGCTTCAATGCGAGCGTCTACCTTCTCGGATGCTACTTGCTGAAACTCGGTGAGCGCTGCGTCTAGCTTCGTGTCGTTGTCCGTTTTCAGGCCATCGAAACGCTCTCGGAGCTTCTTGGCGATTCGCGCCGTGACTACGACTTCATCAAGCATTGGTAGATTCTCCAAGAATCGTGTCAACCACATCCATTTGTGCGCGTTGCAATTCATCCTTTCGAGCCTGATCTGCTTTGATGGCCTCAACCTCAGCCTCTAATAGCTTAACTTGAGCCTCTTTCACTGAATCAGTCACGACTACTGGCTGTTGCGCTGCCTGATCTGCTGCCATAGCCTCGGCCATTGCCTGAGCGTCTTCGGGTGTGAGTGTGCCCTCTGGCAACTGCTCAACATCGTCCAAGTCGTAGCCGCAATCAGGGAGCATCTTTCGGATTTCGAGCGCGTCGAGTGCGCCAATGCCGTTGTAGATCTCGAAGGTCTGAGCGCGTTTGTAGTCCGTCTCGATGGTGTCTTTTTCGCTTGGCACAGATAGCGGGTTGAACTTGATACGGTAGCTGTCTTTGAATCGGCCCATCACGTGCAGCTGAATCGCCACGATCTTGTCCAAAACTGGCAACAATCGCACTTCTTGGGCCTGCATAACCTTGGCATACCAGTTCTCTAGGTCGCTCTTACCGCTTGAATTCAGGCCGCTTTGAGTGCGTCCGAAAAGCAGGGATTCAGGCATACCACTAACCGCTGACAAGGCCAAGCCAAGGCGGTCAATCAGGTCTGAAACACCGCTGAGGCTCGTTGATTTCAGCTCGTAGCTCTCCTCCGCGTCAATCACAATCGTGTTGTTCACGCTTCGGGCCATATCCACCAAGTCGATGCGCTTACGTACCAGCGTTTCACCGTCACGGGTTCTCAGGATGTTTGACAGGTCAGGGATGCCATGCACGCCTTGCTGTGAGCGCTCTAGCAGGGCGTTTGCCCACACGTGAGACATACCGTAGCGAATTAGTTGGTCGTAGCACTGTTGCAGCTTGCTGTTGCCCCATCCGTCATTACGGGTGCGAATGGTTGAAGGCACGTTAACGCCGTCGATCTCGATGCAGCGTGATTCGTGAACCGTGTAAGGTGTGCCCTCACTTGGCGAAATCATCCAAAGCTCGGTTTTGCCGTATTTGCTGTCGTTTGGGTCTAAGTATTTTTGTTGGCGTGAAACCTCCCAACGGCTGTAGACCCTGATTTGCTCCAAGGCTGTGGCACGTTCTGGAATTAGGGGATCTTCAAACGTCCCGCCGTCTGCCACCAGCAAAACGATCAAAGCGCCGCCGTGCAAGTCTGCCCATTTAAGTGAGTCGCACAAATTAGGGAGCATTCGCACGCCCTCTAGCTCTGAGCGAATGTCCTCGTCCTCGTCTACGCCTTCAATATCGTAGCCAGCCCTGACCATTTCCTCAGCCATTGTGTCGATGATTCGACGGGCGAAACCGTCCGCCTCATACATCGAATCTAGCTCTTGCTGGCTTAGGTAGCGGGGGGCCACTGCGCGGGTGAAGCTGCTACGGTCACGGGAATTACCCACTGAGGCGAAAATATTTTCATAATTTCCGTCAAGGCGCGGCCCCGCTTCAATCCCTGCGTCTTTGCGTGGCCTGCCCCGTGGTCGCCCTGTTGGTTTGGTCATTGGTTGCCCTATTTTTCCGAATTAATCGGGATTTTAGGGCATTTTTGAGCGGGTGGGTTATTTTCTAGCGTCTAACTCTTTAAAACCCGTATGGTGGTCGAAGATCATCCATTATTTGAGCTCCCTTGTGGCGCTATGCCGTTCTTCTCGCAGAGTTTGGCTTCAGTTGCGTTGATGATGTCGGAAACGTAAATATTGTGTCGGTTAATTACATTCATTTCCTCTTCCGTCAGCCCAACCCATGCGCGTTGTTGTGGTGGTGTGGTGTAAACAGGGCCGCTGTATTGTTTGCGCTTTTTCCACTCGACAGGGCCGCCTGCAATCGAAACAGTAAGTTTCCCGTTTTTAACTGACCCAAAAGGCTCACCCTGCTCTTGCTTGGCCCCCATGTTTTTTACGAAATCAATCAGATTTTGACTCTCGTCATTTGTAAGTCTATGCCAGCATTTGAGTTCGCTGGCAAGAACTCCGCGCAATAATAAATCTTCGTTAATCATAATTCTCTCCTTGTTTAATCTTCATCTGCCCATTTTTCGAGCCAGTCCAGCACCCAGTACATCACGCCGCTGAGTGCCAAGATTGTCAGCATTACGGCTGCGGTTTTCATCGAACCACCTTGATGATGTGGCCCGTTTCCTTGCTATACCAGCACTCTGCTGTTTTGCGAACTAAGCCACCGAAGCCGTTTCGTGCGCGGTAAGGCACTTCAACGATGCCAATTTTTTCTTTTTTCGGGTCGTTAAAAACGTAAAGCTGCTTATTTGAGAAGTCGAAGTCGAGCGAGTCAGGGTCATGCAGCGAGTTACCAAACTTTTCTTTCCATGCGAATGAACAGAATGTGTGGGGTTGCTCTAGGCGCTCTTGGCGGTCTTCTTCAGCTCGTTTGATTGCAGCGGCCTGAGCTTTGGCAGCCCTTTCTGCGTTTGCTTTAGCCTGCTCTTCTGGCGTCAATGGTGTCAATGCCGCCAAAATGGTGATGGTAATTGCCACGCACAAGACGGCGTAGATCGGAGCTTTAACGTACAAATCGAAAGTGGTCAGCTCTGCCCACGACTTCGTAAAAATGGTTTTTGTTGGTGCTTTAATTTCTGACATGATTTTCTCTCTCGGTTAAAACGCCCAGCGGGATTGCCTTGCGTTGGTTAAAAAAGGGCCGAAGCCCGTGGGGTTACATGATGCTGATAAGCGTCACAATAAAACCAGCGCCGTATTTGTTTTTCATTTTTTCCACTGCATCTTGCGCTGTTGCTGCTTGGATGTCTTGGTAGCTGGTTTTGTAGTCTTTCAATGCGGTCACGTTGATGTCTGTCTCGATTGCAATTTTGTAGGTGTTCATGATTCTCTCTCCGTTGCGTTGTTGATGTGAGTATTGTGTTCACGCTTGCTGACACGAAGCTTACAAACGGCGGGTTTTTGAAAATATTTTGTTGGTAGTTACCCTACAGGAGCGAATCTAAATCAAATTTGCTCCCAAGAGCCACCACGTTAAACGCCCGCGAAGCTGCATCCACTTGGTCATCATGCGCCCCGTTCGGGAATGTCGAGATTTCATCGAAAAAAGCATCATTCCACGGGCCTTCTAGAACGTCCACGTTGCCCGCCTCTGCCTGCGCTGCGAGTGGGCCCGCGCGTGTGCCTTTGTCGCCGCTTTCAGGGGTTGCCCGTGCAATGTAGCCCGATAACTGCCCCACGTAGTAGGCGGCTTGAGACTTACCCGCTTGGCCTGGGTCTTGGGGCAATGACACCTCACACCCGTAGCCGTCTTGAGATGCTGTGTTCACCAACATGGCTTCAACGCCTGCTGAGGCTTTTCGGTCACGCACCACGTCGATGATGATGTACCGCCCGTTTTTTTGCCGCCCGACCTTAACGCCCGCCGTCCAGTCGCCCGCGCCCTCGGTTGCCGCCAAGTCCCATCCACGGCATTCTCTTGTCCCATGTGGCACAGCTCGAACCACGGGAAACCATGAACGCTTGAACATGCCGCCTTCACGTGGTGCTGGCCGCTGCTGCAACTGCCCCGCCGCCGCATAACTGCCCATCGTTTTTTCTAAGCTTACAACCGTCGATTCAGGGAAACGCTCGGGGAAAAGCAATTCCCCGTCCACTGTGCGCGGGTCTTTGAACCCGATTGACGTGATGCACCGACGATCAGCCTCAAACCGCATAGGCAAGCAAAGGTGCGTATATCCGAGGTCACGTTTCAGGATGATTCCCGAAGTGTCCTTTTCGTGCAGCCGCTGCATGATTACGATGATGGCTGAGGAGTCGTTGTTCACTCGCGTTGGTAGCGCCTCGGTGAACGTAAGCTCTGCGCTGCGTAGGTCTGCCTCGCTGTTTGCGTTGTCCACGCTTAACGGGTCGTCAATCGTCACTCTGTCGCCACGTGAGCCAGTCATCGAGTTGAACGCCATAGCCTCACGGAACCCCGTGTTGATGTTTTCAAACTTGGTTTTGGCGTTTTGATCGCCCGTGATAACCACAGGCCAGCGTTTTTGATACCAATCGGACTGAATCAGGCGGCGACACTTCAAATTATCGCGGGTCGCCAAGTCTTGTTTGTGCGCCGTGCTTAGGTATCGCTTCGACTGCATACCCATCGGCCCCCACTCCCAAGCAGGCCATAAAACGCCCGTTAGAAGTGATTTCATGCAGCCAGGTGGCACATTCATCAACAAACGGGTGATCTGGCCCTTAGAAACGGCCTCTAGGTGCTCGCAAATGGCATCCAAGGCCCAACCCCACTTGAGCTCTGTCGTAGGCTCTAAAACGGGCCATGCTTGCTGTGCGAAGTACGCAAACCGCCGACTGCATAGCTCACGCTCGACATTTATCAAATCTGCGTCAGTTAGCATTTTTTGCGGCCAAGATTTCTTTGAGCGCTGAATCTGAGAGTTTTGAAACGTCTAGCGATTGTTCGATTTTGAGCGGTGAGCCTTCGTCACCAGCTATGGCCAAACGGTCGCCAAACTTCTTGGGGGCGAGTTTGGAGGCTCGCCACTGACGCGCCCAAATCCTAAGTTTTACAACCTGCCAATCTTCAGGCGTAGCCAAATCCGCCATTTCGACGCATTTTTCTATTTCTGAATCTTGTTGCGCGCGCCTTGCACTTGCGATTTGGTCTGAAAACTCTTGATCCCTGTGCATCATCCTGTAGACCGTAGCAATTGCCACGCCTGCGACATCTGCCGCCTCTCTCATGCTTGCGCCAGACGAAATCTCGGAAAACAGCGTTTCTTTTTGATTTTGCGTGAATTCGATTCGGTTAGATTTGGGAGAAGCAGGCGAAGAGGTCTGGTCTTTTAATTGCGCTTTTTCTGAGTTTTTGTTTAATTTCTTCATTTGCATCGCCTTTTTTAATCAACCACATTGCCGTTTTTTTCAATTCCCACACACGACGTCTAAACGGATCGCTGTGTATCGCTTTTGCAACACTTGCGCCGTTTGCGGCTCTTGTTTCTTTGGAGCAAAACGGCTCATCACCACCATCGGCAACATTCAAAAGCCGATCGCCCCGCGCGCGCGATATTTGTATCAGCCGCATTTCGTCCTCTTTCCAGTTCTCTGTTTTCTGGATTACTTTGCAAACTGGAAACAAACCTTCTTTGTTCAATTTATTGAACCAGTCGTATACGGGTGTTTTTCTGCGCCTTGAATCTCGGATGTGAGATTTTAGTCGCTTAGCTGCGTCGTTGGCTTTTCCGATGTATCGAAGCTCTCCCGATTTTGGGCAATAGAGTCCGTAAATATCAAAAATTTGCGTTGTTTTTTTGTCTGGCTTCATGGTGTGAATTATGCAACAAATTTTGATGCGGTGCTGATGGTTTGGATTTTACCCGTTAGGTCATCGGCTCATTTTCTCGCAATACCGCCAATAACGCGCCTGAGCGGTTTCTAAGGCCTCAAACGCTTCTGGGCAGGCTCGGTTATCAACCATCCATTTTTTTAGCTCTGTTGGCCCCCATTCGCCGTTAGGTGAGCTGATGCGGGCATCGTCTGCGAGGTCTTTGATTGGCCCGTTGCGTCTGTAGTC